GGGGAAGAGGTATGGAAATTATAGATGCGGTACCAGCTAGAAGGGGAAGAGGTATGGAAATTATAGATGCGGTACTAGCTAGAAGGGGAAGAGGTATGGAAATTATAGATGCGGTACCAGCTAGAAGGGGAAGAGGTATGGAAATTATAGATGCAGTACCAGCTAGAAGGGGAAGAGGTATGGAAATTATAGATGCAGTACCAGCTAGAAGGGGAAGAGGTATGGAAATTATAGATGCAGTACCAGCTAGAAGGGGAAGAGGTATGGAAATTATAGATGCGGTACCAGCTAGAAGGGGAAGAGGTATGGAAATTATAGATGCGGTACCAGCAAAAAGAGCAATTGGTGGTGCTAAACCTAAAAGACCTAATCCTAGAGCTGAAATTGTTCGTAAAGTTATGAAAGAAAAGGGTTTATCTTTAATTGAAGCATCCAAATTTGTTAAAGCAAATCATTTATACTAATTTTATAAATATATAATAAAAATCTATTATATTATATATATATATGTTTAACAATCCTATTTCAACAATCCCACAAGTTGCTGACATGTTAAGAGTAAAAGGAGCACCACCAAAATCTTTACCAGTATTTTATGGAAAAGGATTAGATGAAGAAAAAGTCAATCCAGATAATACTGATTTCTGGGAAAAATGGATGTCAGATGAAAGAAGTGCAGTTTATAATAAGGTTAAAAACTTTAATACAGCACAAAAAAGATTATTATTAGATAAAACTCAACCAACAAAGAGTAATAATAAAGGAGCCGAACCTTTTCCAGTTACTTCTTCTTTTAATAATTTATTTAATAATAGTCCATTAAGTGGAAAAGGATTTGGAACTGCAAATATTTCACAAGTAGCTGGTTTATCTGATATGAAATTAAATGAATGGAGAAATATGTTAATTGAAAATAGAATGAAAGAATATGGACAAATTGGTCAAGCATCATTTAGACCAGTTGATAATACACCAAGAGAACAGCGCCAAGATGAAAAACTAAAAGATGATTTAGCATTAGTAGGAGTTGAAGAAAGAATATTTGCAGAAATTGCTGATAGTTCAACTTATAATGCATTAAATAATGTAATATCTTATTATGCGCAAAATATTTATAAATATGATGATACAAATTATTTTGTAAATTTATTAGCAAGATTAAATGAATTAAGAAATGAAGCTGTTAGATTATTTCAAATATATAAAGAAGAAGAATTTACTGGTTATGGTGAATTATCATCTAATATTGATTATGCTGAAGTAATATTAGAAGCATTAAATAGATTTATACAATTTATTCAAGCTAATATGGAATTTGTTGGAAACACTGAATCTGAAAGATATGCGAGACAACAATCAACTCAAAGAATGTTAACTAAAAAATCTTCAATGGTTGGACCTACATTAGATTTAGAAATAGAAAATTTTATACAAAAATATAATTTAACTCAATATTCATTAGAAGAATTACACGAATTTTTAGATGAAGAACGTATACAATATGATTTTAAACAAACAAGACAAAATATTATGAAAGCTGTAGCAAATCACTTTATAAAAAATCCGGATTTAATAGAAAACTATTTTGAAGTAGGTGAGGATTATCAAGAACCATATCAACCACTATTACCGGAAGATGAAGAATAATAAAAATGTTTAGATTTTTAATTTACTGAAATTAAAAATGTAATCTATTATATATGAATCGTGTTAGTGATTTTATGGTCCAGCTTTCTAAAGAACTCATGGATAAAAAGAAAATAACCGAAAGTTCTATTACACTCTACATCAAACATTTATGGATGCTTAACAACAAACAAATATTTAATAATCTTATGTTCTTAAAAAATACTGAAGCAATTGATAAAATATTATCTGGTTATAAGGATAATTCTAAGAAAACAATGTTATCTGCGGTTGTCTCTGTTTTATCATTATACAAAGATAAAGTAACATATAAAAAAATATATAATCATTATTACGATTTAATGATGGGAAAAGCAAAAGAAATGAAAAGTGAAGATATAAATGAAAAATCAAATACTCAGAATTTAAATTGGATGAGTTGGGATAGTGTATTACATATTAAAACAAATATGAAAGAAAAAATAGATGAATTCAAAGATAATAAAATGATAACTCCGGGACAATTTGAATTATTATTAAGTTATGTTGTATTATCGTTATATACTGATATTCCTCCTAGAAGAAATGATTATCAAATAATGTTTTTTGTTCCTTCTTATAATGAAAAAATGCCCCAAAATCAAAATTATTTAGATTGGGAAAATAAGAAGTTTATATTTATAAATTATAAGACAGCTAAAAAATATGGACAACAAGAAATAGATTTTAAAGATAATAAAGATTTAATAGATATTCTTTCTATATATTTAAAACATCATCCTCTCAATCCTTCACCATCTTTAAAAAAGTTTTCTAAAAGCACAATGTTTAAGTTCTTAGTATATTCTGATGGTTCTCCATTAACAGCAGTTAATGCTATAACCAGAATCTTAAATAAAATCTTTGGTCGTAAGATTGGGTCTTCTATGTTAAGACATATCTATTTATCATCTAAATATAATATAAAAGAAATGAAAAAGGATGCTGAAGCAATGGGTCATAGTATCAATGAACAAAGAGAGTATTTAAAGGAAGATAAAATTGATGAGCCTAATAAAAAGGCATATGAAGCAGAGAGCGAAAATGAAACAACTGACGAGAGACCAAAACCTAAGAAAAAGTTTAAAGTCGTAACTTTATAAAAATATCTAATCTTATTTAATGAAATTGATAAAAGTAGAAAATGCACCAAAAATTAATATAAATAAGAAAGGCGCGAAATCATTTGTTTTATCTTGTATTGACCCTAGATTTACTGAATATTTAGCTCATTTTTTATTAAACCATAAAATGTTAAAAGATAATTATGACTTAGTTTGTTTAGCTGGTTCTGAATTAGGTGCAAATCAAACTCAATTTAAAGGTTGGAAAACAATGTTAAAAAATCATATTGATATTGCTTTAGCATTGCATAATATTGAACAATTCTTAGTCTTCTCTCATATGGATTGCGGTGCTTATAAAGTATTTAAAGGATTAGAAAAAGATAATGATGTACATATACACGCTGATGAAATCCATATATTACATAAATGGATAAAGAAAAATTATCCTCAATTAGAATTCAAAGGATTTATTATGAGCGAAAAAGGCGAAATGTTTCAAGTTACGGAATATTAAAAATCTCTAATTTAATATATGTCAAATATTAAATTAGATATAGTAGCATCACATTTAAAAACTAAAAAATATAATGCTATCTTTACTATTGATTGTGGAAAAATATTAACAGTTCCATTTGGTGCCAGAGGCTATAGTGATTATACAACTATTAAATCAGAAAAGAAAAAGACAATGTATTTAAATCGTCATTATAAGAATGAAGATTGGGATAATCCATTTAGTGCTGGAGCTTTATCTAGGTGGATACTTTGGGGACCGTATACTAATTTAGAAAAGAATATTATAGCATTTAAAAACCGTTTTGGATTTAATTAAAAATAACCCTCCAACCCTCCATCCTCTCCTTTACCTTTCATTTTCTTAGGTTTGGTTATTTTTTGTTGTGCTTTATTTTCTCTTACTATTACTTTTTCTTTTGTTAATTTACCATTCATCATTATATCAGTTTTTCTTGGTACAAAATGAACAAAATATTCATTATCTACTCTGACAAAGTTTTTTAATTGTTGAATTAATGATTCTTTTGATAATCCTCTATAGTAAGGTATTAAAGTATGTAAATAATAATATTTGACTAATCTATTTAATTGAGCTCTATTAAATGTTTCTAACATATATAATACATTATATAATTTTTATTTGTAAATTAAAAATATATAAAAATATATAAAAATGTCTAAAAATATTGTCTTAAAGAAATAATCTCATATATATTAATGACTAGTATAAATAATGATAATACAAAAAATGAAATATTGAAAGAACTAATTAATTCTCAAACTGACTTAATACAAAACTATAGATTATTAAATAATTTTATTAGAAGCTTAGATAATAAAAGAGCTCAAGACCAACAAAGGCAATTCGGATATTTATCTAATGATATAGTAAATAATTTTGATAAATATGAAGATGAACAATATAAAAAATTAATTAAATATAATAATGAAATAGCAGAAAAAATAATTAGATATTCTTTAATATTAGATTATGAAGCTGGTCATAGATATGGAAAATATGGAAAGTATGATTGTATTGTATTCGTTAGTTTATATGATTTATTTTCTAATTATTGTATTAAATGGATGGATTTATATGGCTTTTTAAAGTTAAATAAGTAAAAATGTAATATGTAAATATTTACTTACAAAAAGTAAATATCTATATATGTAAATAAGTTGTTTATTGGTAAAAAAACCGGTTTTTTTACTTGTAATCATCACAAAACACGACATTTTTAATTACCGTAAAATAACTAACTAGTTTTTTACTGAAATTAAGATTTTTTAATAGATTATTCTTCATATATTAGGTCTTCTGGGTTGGCTCTCATACATTGAATTAGGTCTTTTGGGTTGGGTCTCATACATTGTATTAGGTCTTTTGGGTTGGCTCTCATACATTGTATTAGGTCTTCTAGGTTCCCTCATGGCGCTTCCATATATATTAATTGGCTTTCTAACGTATTGATTATATTTTTGTTTATAATCTTGAGGGATTCGTGATTCCATTATTGGTTTCATAGTAGGAGCTAAAGATGTTTCTAAACTTCTTCTTGCTGATAAATCTAGAATATGTTGTCTTAAATTGTTTTCTCTTTTAACTAAAATGTTTAACATTGTATATAATTAAATTAGATTTAAATTTTATTCTAAAAATATTTAATTTTATTTAGAGACATTTTTTCTAAGCTATTATAATGACACTAAATTTAACTGCAGAGGAAAAGATTGCAAGAAGAAAGGAATATAAAAAAATACACGCAAGATTGTATTATCATGAAATCAAAGAAACAGAACCAGAAAAATATAAAGAGATTAAAAAGAAAGCAAATGAAAAAGCTAAGGAAGCTTATAGAAAGAAACATAATATAACTGACGAATCAACTATGAAGAAACAAAAGAGAAGAAACTTTAAAGTTGTATTAGAAGATAAAGAAAAGGTTGTTGAACAAGAAAAAGAAACAACAGATTAATTTTTAATATGTATATTTGGTGGTGTTGTATTTTCAATGTCCAAAGAACTTATAACAATTTCTTTTGAACCGCAACATTTACTTTTAATTCTTTTATGATTTATTACACTTATTATAGTTCCACCAATTGAAAGAACTACAGCTAATATAGAAAGTATTATATTTGTATTATCCATTATATAATTTTATATATAAATTTATATAATGTCTTATGATAGTAAAACTATTCAAGAATATTCTTTGTCAGATGATGATATAAGAAAAATATTAGGAAACGATATTAAAATTATACCTTATAATTTATTAAACGATGTTAATCATGTTAATGAATTATTTGATAATAAAGGACGTTCAATGATTTTATTTTTAACAGAAAATGAAACTACTGGTCATTGGGTTTGTATGATTAAAAGAGGAAATAAAATAGATTTCTTTGACCCATATGGAATAAAAGTTGATAATGAAAGAAATTGGTTAACAAAAGATAAATTAGAAGAATTAGGACAAGAAAAACCATTATTATTAAACTTATTAAAAGGAAGTGGGTATGGAGTTTTTTATAATACTTATAGATTTCAAAAGAAAGAAAATGAATATACAAATAATATTGCTACTTGTGGTCGTCATTGTTGCACACGTTTATTATTTAAAGATTTGCCATTAAATGATTATGCCAAAAAGATTAAACAAAGCAAATTAACTCCAGATGAATTTGTTTCAAATATTACTTTTAAAATATTAAAAAAGTAATCTATTCTATTATATATGAACCGTTTTTACACATCAAATATTGAAAGATATGGAAATTCAAATGACCCAGATATTATATATTATAATGCTGATATTATTGATGGCAAACAAACAAATTCTTTAGCTTACAATGATGACCCATATGTTAGATTTCAAGAACAAAGACAAACACCTATTTTAAATAAAGCTGATGATTATGAATTTAGTATCATTAAATTTTCATTAAATGGACCAAATAAGAATTTACCATTATGGATACCTCAAATTTTAATAGGTCAATCAAATATTAATTTAACAGCCTATACATTAGGGTTTAATGTTTCAATTACTTATCCAGCAATAACAACTAATTTACAAACACAATATACAACATATGTTTCTACACCAATGATTTATGTACCACAAGATAGTATTTATGCAAATAATTCAACTGGTCTTTTATATGGAACATTACCATCAGCCCCATTAAAAACACAAGATTTAGCATCATCTTATTATTATGTATATTCATATGACCATTTTGTAACAATGTTAAATACAACCTTAACAACTGCATATAATGCCATAAATACCGCTTTTAGTGCTTTTTATGCAACCAATGGTTCTACAATTACAATTACAACTTATACTTATGCTGGAACAACTGTAACATTAAATTATAGTGCACTTTCAAACATTCCTTTTATTGTTGGACAAACAATAGTAGTTGCTGGAACAACAATTACTACTGGTTCTTCTATTAATGGAACATTTACTGTTTTGACTTGTTCTACTACTTCTTTAACTTATACTAAATCAAGTGGTGGAACTGGAACTGGTGGAACTATTAAATTATCATCATCTATTACAACGAAAGTTCCTTATTGCACATATGAAGCAAATGGTTTATTTAATATATATTATGATTGTTATGGATTTGGTGGTTCTGATGCAAGAAGTAATGGTGCCGAAGCATTAACATTATATTTTAATAATAACTTAATGGGGTTATTATCTTCATTTGATAGTACTTTCGTTTTACCATCTTCTGTTAGTTCATTAAATACTGATGAATGTAATCAATTAATGGTTTTCAATAAATTAAATACTAATATATGGGTTCCTAATGCATATAATTATGGAACTACTCCAACTTTACCTTATTCTTTTCCAACTCTTGCAGATGCATATTTTAAGATGGCTCAAAATTTTGTTTGTACTTCTACTTTATGGTCACCTATTAGTTCTATTGTTTTTACTTCTTTATTTTTACCAGTTGCAAATGAATATGTAAGTGCGTCTATTCAAGTAGGTCAATCAAATGATATTACTTCATCAACTACTAATAACTTTTCACCAATGATTTCAGATGTTACATTAAACGCTAAATCAGCTTCTGATTATTTAAATATTATATTTTATGAACCAACTGGAGAATATAAAATGAGTAGTTTGAAACATTCATCAGTAGGGGCAATTAGTGATATTGATATTCAAGTATTTTGGAGAAATAGATTAGATAATCAATTATATCCAATAAGAATGTATAATAATAGTTCAGTTTCCATAAAAATATTGTTTAGAAGAAAAAAATAATTAATAAATATATAATCATATAAATATATTAAAATATTAAAAAATATTTTAACACTTTAATATATATATCTATGTCCGAAGAAATTCAAAAAATCGCTGTTTTTGATGATAGAATTATTCAAAAGAAAAATGCATATGCTGTTGAACAAGGTGCCTCGTCTGTTTCCAACGTTCCTTTTACTGCTATATCTCAAACTACTTCTCAACACAGCTACCAAATTCAAGTTCCCTCACTTCAAACATTTCTAGATAAAGGTATTAACTGGACATCTACTTGCTATTTAAAATTTAATGTTGCCTATACATATGGAGCCCAAACTACTGGTGCTTGGACTTCTACCGCTGTAGCTTCCAATATTGTAACATTAGTATATGCTACAACTTTAACATCTGTTCCTTATATAGCTGGTCAAGTAGTAACAATTAGTGGTTTAACTGGTGGTAATGGTTTAACTAATGGTCAATTTCAAATATTAACTGTTACTTTATCTTCTGCAACATCTATTACTCTTACATATTATTCTCAAGGTGCTACTGCTGCTACTGGTGGTACAGTAGTTGTAACACCTAATTCCTTAACTTCTCGCCTTAATGAACCGGTTGTTGAATTTGGAAAAGATATGGCTTTATCTGCTTTCCCTCTCCATTCATTAGTAACTACATTACAAGGTACCATTAACGACACAACAGTAATTACAAATACATCAGATATTTTATATGAAGTATTACGTTTATCTGACAGTGGTTATAATAGAGCACAAAGAGGTTGCCCAACATATTTAGATACATATGCCTCTTATAATAGTGCTGCTTCAACATTAGATAATCCTCTTGCTGGTTTTGAAAATGCTGGTGATAAAGCTTCAGTTCCTAATGGTGCTTTCTGGAATGTTCAATTTACAGATGAAGCTGGTGTTGTATTACCAGCTACTGCAAATACTGCTGGTTCTTATGTAAGTGGTGGTGTAACAGTTCCTTATAATGCTCAAGGTGTACCTCTTTATGCTTCTGCCATGGGTGTAGCAAATATTCCTATTTTCATTAGATTTACTTCAACTGAAAAATTAATGTTATCTCCTTTCTGCTGGAATGATAAACACGAAAACTCTAGCGCTCTTTTTGGAATACAAAATATTAGTGTAATTGCAAATTTACAAAATCCCTCATTTACTGGTATTAGTGGTAGAGTATTAAGAAATACTAGCGCCTATGGTGCCTTTTTAAATACTCTTGCATATAATACAGCTCCTTCTAGTGGTGCTTTCCAAGGTTCAGTATTAAACTGCATTTTCTTAACTCCTTCATTATCTGTTCCTCTTGCGCCTCGCTCAATTGTACCAATGATGAGCTATCCTAGATATAAAAATTCTTATTCCATTAGTTCTGTATCATCCGGTCAAACATCTGCACCAATTACATCGCAAACTTTAACATTATCACAAATCCCAGATTTAATAGTAATTTACTGCAAACCTAAAGCTTCAAATGGTTATGCATCAACTGATGGTGATTGGTATTACCCCATTACCAATATTTCTCTCAACTGGAATAACTACTCTGGTTTGATGTCATCACTTACAAATTTCCAAAATTTCCAAAATTCATCGGATAATGGATTAGAAGGTGTTGACTGGAACCAATGGAATGGTCAAGCTGTATCTAGAAATTCTACTTTCCCTATTGCTAATACTGGTGGTTTATACCAACAATCCGCATCAGTTTCACAAAACGCTCAATTAACTGGTGGTTTCTTAGTAATTAACCCAGCTAAAGAAGGTTTACTTCAATCTGGTGAAGCTTCTGGTTTACTTGGTAACTGGAATTTACAATTTAATGCCCAAATTTACAATCCTACTGCGTCAGCTGTAACAGAAGTTGATATTTATGTATTGACAATTAACTCTGGATTCTTTGAATCAGTTAAAGGCTCATCAAGAATTGTACAAAATATTGTCACACAAGAAAATATCTTAAATGCTGATAAAGAACACTCTGTAGGAATGTCCTCATTAATTAGATATGTAGGAGGTAAAATGTCATCTCATTTAAGTGGAATGAAAAAAATGATACAACATTACGGTGGCGCTAGACATATGTTACCCACTGAACCAGAAAGACCCATTCGCCCCGGTCCCGGTGTTGGCCCTAAACCATACCCCTTGGAAAATGTACACGAAATGGATGGTGGCAGAAGATTACCCCCTCAACATTCTATGCCTCACCGCCCTATTATGAAAGGTATGGGAATGAATAAAAGATTATTTTAAATTTTGACTTTTATAATATAAATATTATATGATATTTATATTATTATTGTTTTAATTCACCATATACAAGGGATATGTTGGAATTTATTTTTTTAGTACGAAAACTTTTTGGAATAAATTTAGTTTTTGGAATATTTCGAACTCTAACTGATGTGTTAGTTTCGCGCATAAAAGGCTTTTTCTTGTTAATAAACTTTTGAGTTTCGGCTAAAATATAATTCATGTCAACTGGTTTTTTGAAGATAATAGCATGTAATTGTCCACTAGAATTAGATTTTACACCACCACTAAATGTATCAATAACATCATTTTGTGGTGGATTATAATATTCTGGTTCTCCATATTCTTTTATAAATTGTTTATTTTTTAACATATGACTTTCATAATAATTATAAAAATAATTACCATAATCCCACAAACTATACCACCAATTCGCCCAATTTCTAGGGTCTAAATTGATTTCTAATAAACTTTTAGTTTTATTGGGTAAAACTTTCTTATGTTTAAAATTATGAGGACTATAATGACCAATACCTAAATTATATAATGGGTCGCCTTCATCATAAACTCTATTAGTAGTTTCATATTCTGGTTTATCAAAATCTATTGGTTGACTTGCTGGATTAAAAATATAAGCATCTAAAATAAAAGGATAATCTCTTTTAAATTGTGTAGCAAGCCCACCACCAAGTGAATGACCAGTAATATAATATTCAAATTGTGATGGGGGATAATATTCAATACATTTTTTAACTGTTGTATTAATTAAATTATAAACTTTTGATTCATTTAATGTATTAAATGGAATATGACCTAAATTAGCTTCCCAATCTTGCGCATCTTTTGACCCTCTACAAGCTATTAAAATTTCTCCATAAATATATTTATTTTTATTTTTTTTATTTGTTGTTACATGTGTTGCTGGGTCAATACCATTACCATAAAGATGAATAAATATTTTAACATTTGGTTCATCATATAATAATTTAAAAGTTCCTCTTCCTTTATTTTTCTCATCAAAATAAATATACCAATCTACTTTAGGGTTTGTTGGATTATGATAAGATACTCTAGATGCTACATAAAACGTTTTTTCTGCGGGCATATCGCCACCTTTCACTTTTTTGCGCGCCCCAATCGTTGGTTTAATTAAACCTTCACTTAAGGAAACCGCCATCATCTGTTTTTTTGCTTGAGCTTTTGTTAAAGGTTTTTTAGATAAATATTTTTCACTTTCTAGTGATTGCACTTTATAACCGTAATCATCAATAGGTTTCAATTTATAAGGCATTCTTATGGTATATACTAATATATATATTATATATTTTTTTTAATTATGGATAGTTAGGATAGTATATAAGAAATAAAATGAATAAGAAGATGGTTGGAGGGTTGGAGGGTTAAATTTAAAAGTATTTTATAATTTGATATTATATATATATATATAGTTTGTATTTTGACCCCCCAATCCCTCCAACCCGCCAAAGTGTATAAAAAAGTCTAGTTTTAGTTTAAAGAAATAAAATCTTTAGTAATATATATACAAAAATGTCCCAAAATAATAAAAACTCTACTGAAGCTCTCTTAGCCGATATTGCAGAATTCTCCCATTTACAATTTGCCGAACTCTATTACAAATTAAACAAAGAAGAATATATTTTTTCAGATAAAACTGGTTGGTATTATTACGATGAATTTAATATTTTAATTAATAATAGAAAAGAACCATCTAATTTATTAAATAATGTCGTTATTTTTTTATCTAAATATATCAAAGAAGAAATGATGAAACTTTCATTTGAACAAGCAAATTATAAAGAAAATCATAATAAACTATTTTTAACATATAAAAAGGTTTCTCAAGCTACTTATTCAAGTGGAATTATTAAGTTTTTACCATCATTATATTTAGATAAAGAAATAGATGATAAGATAGATGCAAAAAAAGAACTATTTGCATTTAGTGATAAAGTTTTCAATATAAAAAAAGGAATTTATAGAGATATAAGAAAAAATGATTATATTTTAAGAAATACAAAATATCCAGCACCACAAATAACAAATAATTATAAACTAATTGATAAACTTTTATTTTCTATTTTTGAAGATAAAGAAATAGTTGATTATTTTTTATTAATAACAGCATTAAGTTTATTTACTAATAAATATGAAAAGTTATATATTCTAACTGGTAGTGGACGTAATGGAAAAGGCGTTTTATCAACTCTTATTAATAAAGCATTAGGTGATTATTATTTAACTGGTTCTAATGATTTATTAACTACCAAAGATGAATTAAAAAATGAAACACTTGCAAAAGCTAAAAATATTAAATATCTTGCTATTTCAGAACCAGCAGAAGATGGTGAAAGAGAACCAAAGTTTAATTTAACAATGGTTAAAAAACTAACTGGTAGAGATAAGATTTCAACAAGAGGAATGTATCAGTCATCATTTGAATATATACCAGATTTTACAATGTTTATTTCATGTAATAATCAACCTAAAGTTCCAGAAACAAATGAAGCTATTAGAAATAGATTCCGTTTTATCCATTTTCCTTTTACATTTGTAGATAAACCAAAATTACCATCAGAAAGAAAAATAGATGTAGATTTAAAAGATAGAATTGATAATGAAACAGAATACAGAGATACTTTAATCTGTTATCTTTTATTTTTAGTTTCTCAAGATTATGATAAAATAAAAATAAGAGAACCTAAAAAGTGCACTGAATTCAAACAATCTTATTTTAATGATAATAATGATGTTGGTAATTTCTTAGAAAAATATTTTGATATAACTAATGATAAAAATGATAGAATTGGTGCAAGTTCAATTTTTGATTTATATACGAGTGATAAAGAATTCAGTAATATGAGTATAACTAAATTTGGTAAAGAATTAACAAATAATAAAATAGCAAAAATTAAAGATGGTAGTATTTATTATGTTGGATTAACAAGAAAAAAAGAAAAAGTTGAATTTGTAGAAGATAGTAAAAAGAGTTCTTTGGATTTATAATTTTTTGTAATTATTTTTTTATCAATTATAATAATAATGGATAAAAAAGACTTAACTATGGATTTTAGTAGTGATATTATTGATATTATGAATAATATGTCATTTACAGATGGGAAAAATGTTATTATTGCTGGAACTGCTTCTTTGACAAGTCAATTATATTCTAGTGATTTTGATTTTATAGAAATTGTTGAAAATTCTAGAGGGGAAACAATACAAGATTATTTGAAGTTTCTAAAAAAGAAGTTTCAAAATATAATCAAACAACTTTTAAATATGGAATTTGTTTTTATTGGAGATATTAAATGTGGTTCTGTTCCAGAATGGCAAGTAATAGATAATGATATTAAAAAATATAGTCAAACCAAATCAATTAAAATATTAGATACTTTATTAAATGAAAAAGTAATTAATCTTAATGAATATGAACAAAAAATGAAACTGTTAAAATCAACAATAACTATTTTAGATTTTATATTATTAAAAGATGAATTCAAATATCATATTATTAGATGGACACCAAAAGAAATATTAAATGGTTATAAAACTTTAAATGATGGTTCAAATTATGATTTAGAAAATGGTTTTAAAACACCCTCATTAACAAAACTAGATGTAATAAGTTGGGTATATGGTAATCGTTTTTGTGATTTTTCAATGATATATCAATTTAATTTTAATTCAAAACCAATAAATGGAATCGAATTAAATTTTATTGAATCATTAAAACTTGATATTATATATTTATTAAATAAAAAAGATTATTTTAAAATGGCTAAAAGAATATTTTCATTAGCTAGAAACACAAAAGACGAAAAGCTTATAAATATATTAACTTATTTATTTAATTCAGAATTAGGTATTATTTATCAAGTAATTAATGATATCAAAACTTTAGAATATTTAATAGAAAATTATAGTATAATTCCTATTGATAGAATTCATTTTGAAGAAGACCATTTTAGAAATAGATTAAGTAATGTTTCAATATTAAATCAAAAAAAGTTAATAAATAATTTAATAAATAAACTAGAAAAAACAAATAAAAAAGACAAAACTACAATGTTAAAAGATTTAGATGAACTTAAATCCATTCTACAAAAAACACTAGATAATTCTACAGAAATTTATCTTAAAAACATAAGATTTTTACCACTTCCAAAAGAACTTTTACTTTAGATTTTATAATAAATAATTTCTAAAATAAAATATATCAGTCAAATGCCGTCTTTAAGTTTTACAGAAACTGAAGGAGCTATCCCTATTTCAATTATTAAGGGTGGAAAATATAATAAAAAAATACTATTTTTAAATGCAGAAGACAATAAAGATGAACCAATTGGTAAAAAAGAAATTAATGCTTTAACATATGAAAAAGAATTTAAAAGTTTAAAAATAAAACCACAAGAGAGGATTAAATTAATTAATAAGTTTAATGAAGCTTTACATAAAAATGCTAATGCTGATGATTTATTAGAAAAGGAAGAAATAAAATCATTATATAATAAAATAGCCAATAAAGAAAAGGCTGACAAATCCATTATTTTACCTTCTGATAGTTCATTTCAATTAATTCCATCTAATGACCCAAATAAAAGACAAGTTTATTATATTGCTGGAGCATCTGGAAGTGGTAAATCATATATTGCTAGAGGATTAGCTGAATATTATAAAAAGTTTTTTCCAGATAGAGAAATATATTTAATTTCTAAATTAGATTATGATGAAACTTTGGATTCCATGAAGATTGGAAAACCAAAAAGGATAAATGTTCAAACTCTTATAGATGACCCAATAGATATGAAAGAATTAACTGATTCATTAATTATATTTGATGATTATGATTGTTTTGAAGGAAATACTGGAAAGATAGTCCAGCAATTAATTGATGACATCGCAATTACTGGAAGACATACAAATACTTCAATGTTATGTTTGACGCACTACATCAGTAATTATAAAAAAACTAGACTCTTACTAAATGAATGCCAATACATGGTTTTATATCCTCAAGCAACTAGTTATCATCAACTTTGTTATTTATTAAAAAATCATATTGGATTATCTAAACAAGATTGTTTAGAATTAAAAAAATTAGGTCGTTGGATTTGTATTGCTAAAAATTATCCGCAATACTTAATAAGTGAACACAGTGCAAAAATATTACATACAGATTAAAATAAAATCTAATAATATATAATAAATGTCTTTATTATTAGATAGTACATCTTTCAATGGTTTAACAATATCCGCAGTAACATCAAGTAGTATCCCTTTAGGTCCTACTGGTCCAACTGGTAATACTGGTTTTACTGGTAATACTGGTTTTACTGGTGATACTGGTAATACTGGTAATACTGGTAATACTGGTAATACTGGTAATACTGGTTTTACTGGTAATACTGGTCCAACTGGAACAAGTGGAAATACAAAATATACATTATTAAATAATTCTACTTATACTTTTGGTGGTTTAGGTTTTACTGGAAATAATTTTATAAATATTACAAGTGGTGTAACTGGTTCAACCATATTAGGAACAGTAGCGCCACCAATGACAAATAACATAAAACTTTATGGAAATTTATATATATCAACTAATGCACCAAGTACAACATCTTTATTAACATTTCCTATAAATTTAATAAGAAATTCATCTGTTGTTTATAATTCTAATAATTATTTAATTGTATCTTCTGGAACTTCCATAGCTAGCACATCTTTTACATTAGTTTTTACTGCTTTAACTTCAAATTCAACTATTACTCCTTTCGCTGTCGGAAGCACTGTTACAACTTTAAATTTATCACCATCAAATTATAATGGAACTTTTACTGTTTCCAGTTGCTTAACAACCCAAGTTACATTAACTTATACTACTGGAAATACTGGTGCTTCTATAACAACTACAACTGGAACTAATTTATTTTCTAATCCTAAATCTATATCAACTGGTATTACTTCTACTGCAACATCTAACACTGTCACTATAAATTTTTCACCATCACCAACAACTTATCCATTTTTAATTGGTCAATCTATTACTATATCTGGACATTCTGTTAGTGCATATAATGGAAATTGGATAGTTAGTGCAACACCAAGTATATCATCACTTCAATTTTTATTATTTGGTGCTCTTACAAGTGGTAGCGGTGGCACTGTATCTGGTTTATCAAATGTTCAATTAACAATTGCACAACATTCCGGAGCTGGCACATATCCACTAAATTTACCTTATAATTTTTCTTTTACAGATATTTCTGGAAGCACAACACAAAATAATTCTTATTTAATATATCCTTATTATTTATCTAATGGAACAACTTCAGTATTTAATCCAAATAATACACCTTATCCAGTATATTTAGCATCTTCAAATATAACTTCAATTACTAATTAAATATAAAAAAAAGTCTAGTTTAATTTTTTTTCTAATATATATTATATATGAGTAAAAAACTTGATATTCAGTTTGGTCTTGATAATGAGACAAAAGTTTTACCAATAATCTCCAAATTTTTAAATACTAATTTAAATAAACTCCATCATTTTTCTCCTATTGATTGGGTTAATGAAACAAAAACTATTTATGTAGAATTAAAATCAAGAAGGATAAGACATAATCAATATGAAACAGCATTATTAGGATTAAATAAAATAAAAAATTGTAAGAATTCAAATGTTAATTATTATTTTGTTTGGAGATATATTGATGGATTATTTTATATAAAATATGATGAAGAATTATTTAAAAATTTTTATATTGAAGAAGGTTTTAAAATTGGATTTCGTAAAGATGTTGGTTATAGTGAATTGTCAACTATTGTTCATGTTCCATATAAGTTATTAAAAAAAGTTTTGTAAGGTATATATATATGGTAAAGAAATATTTATTATTAGAAGATAAAAAAAGTAAAGTTAAAAGGAAAAAGTTAAAAGGTGGTTTTATTGCAGCATTTGGTTCTGCTGCTTATAGAATTGGAGCAAATTTATGGTCAAAAACCAGATTTATAAGAATAATGGGAATAGAAATTGGACAGTATTATGCTTTTGATGAATTAGAAAAATTAGCACATAAAAAATATGATAATCCTAGTCTTGCCAATGTTATAATTTACCCAATGGATATTCAAGAAAGATTATCAGCTGCAATTATGGAAAATTTGAATACTATTTGGAAAACTGAACCATTTGATTCTTTATTTAAAACATGGGGAATAGATATTGATGAAAGATTTGCTGATGCTGTTCACGAGGTAATTACTCCAAAACCGCATCCGCCACAATATCCATTTACAATTGATTTGAGATTTATTGTTTCATTATTTACTATGGGAATATCTGATTTAATTATAGCACCAACACCAGAACCATATAGAGATGAAAGTGAAAAAACAATTTATGATGTATTTGATAAAGCTTATCATTTATGTATTACTAGATTATTAGGTAGTTTTTTTAGAATTAGTAAAATAGTTCAGACTGGTAAAGTTCGTGTAAAAATTGATAAAAAAACAACATATATTTATCCAGCAGAACGTTTTAATTGGCATGGAATAACTGTTTATCGTTCTCCTCAATATGCTTCTTGTCAATGGAATGATTATAAAAATCCTCCAGAATCAGCAAGAAAAAATATAAGAGTAGACCCTCAATTTCACGATTATGCTGGTTGTGTGGGATTTTCTGCAGACCCTCCAGTTTTAAATGATAATTTTGATACTTGGTGCAATATGGATATAAAGGAATTTGATACATCTGTTAATCCACAAAAAAATCCATCATCATCAAAATTAGTAGGATTTTTAAAAGCTACTAAAAAATTCAAAGAAATGTATGGTATAGATTGGCGTGAATTAGAAAAGAAAAATATAGCAGATGCAACTGACCCAGCAAAAATTGCTGCAGATGAAGCTGAAAATTGGAATCAACTTAGATTAAGATGTGAAGAACTATTAAGATTAGGATTTTTTTATAATAAAGGATTTGGTTTTTTTAGTGCTGAAGAAAATCATTCAACAAATAATTTTAATTTTGTTCAATGGACTGAAGAAGAAGAAATTAAAAGATTAAATAATCCAGATAATATTGATATAGCATATGTTGACCCAGTAGCTTTAGTTGCCGAAGTTTTTTTAGATTGGGATACATTTTTATTTAATGCAACTAAATATGAAGATTTAGGAAATTATAAAGATACAAAAACTGGCAATTCTATTGAAGAAAATCATAAGTTAGATACAATTATTGGTAAACTTATTAGTGTAGGAATGTTAAAAGAAAATGTTAGAAATATGGAATTAATAGATAAAATGAAAGCTATAGGAACAAAAGCTTATTATTTTATGAATCCAGATAAAGAACCAGTACCAGCACCAGCACCAGCACCAGCACCAGCACCAGCACCAGCACCAGCACCAGCACCAGCACCTCCACAAGATAATTCTGATTTTATAGATGATACTTTTTTTGGAGGAAAAAGAAAATATAAAAG